TTCGAAGAAGAAGTTATGTTGAGTGGTTTCGGCGCAGCACCGACTAAATCGGAAGGTTCTGCAATCAACTTTGACGACGCTAACGAAGCATACACTGCTCGTTACAACCACGAAACAGTGGCGTTGGCATTCTCAATCACTGAGGAAGCTATCGAAGACAATCTCTATGATCGTCTTGGTTCGCGTTACACTCGTGCGTTGGCTCGTTCAATGGCACACACAAAGCAGGTCAAAGCCTCTTCAGTTCTTAACAACGCCTTTACGGGCGGTGCTACGGCTGGTGGTGACGGCGTTGCTCTTTGTGCAACAAACCATCCGCTCACTAACGGCGGTACGTTTGCAAACACGCCAGCAGTGGCTGCAGATTTGAACGAAACATCTCTTGAAGATGCTTTGATCAACATCGCAGGTTTTGTTGACGAGCGTGGTTTGAAAGTCGCACTTCGCGGCACCAAACTGGTCATCCCGCGTCAGCTGCAATTCGTTGCAGAACGCTTGATGGTTTCAAACTTGCGTGTTGGCACAGCCGACAACGACACTAACGCAATCCGCTCCATGGGCATGTTGCCTGACGGTTACGCCGTCAACGACTTCCTGACGGATCCAGATGCGTTCTTCGTCTTGACTGATGCTCCTCGTGGTATGATCCACTTTGAGCGGACCCCACTTTCCACTAACATGGAAGGTGACTTCGACACGGGTAACATGCGCTTCAAAGCGCGTGAGCGTTACAGCTTCGGCTTCAGCGACCCACGTTGTATCTTTGGTTCCGCAGGGGCGTAAGTCTCTGATCAGTACTAAAGCTAGGGGCGGTCTTCGGATCGCCTCTTTCTTTTTGTTTAGACCTAGTGTATTCTGATTTCACTAGGGCAAACATCAGCTTTGTAGACAGGTTCCAGCCCTCCTGACGTTGCATAGACTACAAGGCGAATCCTTATGCAAAGGGTACTAAAATGGCTTCGACCACTTTTTCAGGTCCAGTGACCTCAACCGCTGGTTTTATCGGCGACATTATCGTTCCAACATATACAGTTGCAAATGCGCCTTCCGCGGCGACTGCAGGCGCAGGCACAATCGTTTTTGTTTCTAACGGCGCAGCAGGCTCTGCTATCTTGGCTTTTTCTGACGGCACAAATTGGAAGCGTTCAGATACAGGCGCAACCATCGCAGCATCGTAGGTCTGAATCATGAGCAGATTCACAGCACCTTCTGACGAAGAACTTGCGGCCCGAGGAATCGGTGTCAAGAAAGTTCGTGCGCGAAACGAGAACGGCACACTTAAAGCAGATGATCCATCCACTCCGAATGTAAACGAGGCGTGGGCGGATGCACCTGTTAAGAAGAAACGTGGCCGTCCTCCTAAGAAAAAGGAATAAACCATGGCAGGTCCAGTAACCGCCTATAACTGGGTTCAAGGAACGACAGCGGCTGTTGTTGGTCCGAACCGTTCGCGTCTTCGTCAGGTGGTAATTTACGCTGCCGCAGCGGGTGCGTTTACCCTCAAGAACGGTAGTGCAAGTGGGGACGTTTTGCTAACGCAGACTTTCCCAGCGGGTCACCACGTCATGAACATCCCAGATGATGGGATCATTGCATCCTCGGGTGTGTTCGTGGCTGCGTTCACGGGTTCGGCGAACCAGCTTACAATAATTTTGTCTTAGAGGACGACATGGTCGGGAGTGAAGTAACATCCTTTTACTCACAAACTTCGACAGCGTTGGTTCAACGGCGCTGTCGCTTGCAGGGTGTCGTCCTGACTTATGAGTCAGGAGCTACAGGACACATTGTTTTGTACGATAACGATTCAGCAGCCTCGGGTAAGATTTTACTTAGAGTCGATGAAACGTCTCAAGGCATGGACGAAGTATACATACCTGGCGACGGCATACTTGCAAAGAAGGGCGTGTATGCGTCCATCCCCGACAGTACGACAATAACGGTGTTTGTGGAGTAACAATGGCAAAGATCGACAAGTCCAAGATGAAGTGCAACAAGCCTAAACGTCAGATTTCTGGCGGTAAGAAGTCTGTTGTGAAGGCGTGTAAGGACGGAAAAGAAAAGATCATTCGTTTTGGCGATGCCAACATGAAGATCAAGAAGTCGGATCCTAAACGACGCAAGTCTTTTCGCGCACGGCATGGATGTGATACGAAGAAGTTAGATAAACTGTCGGCCCGTTACTGGTCGTGTAAGATGTGGTGACAGACTTGGACAAGAACGTGCAACTACTATTGGTCGGAACCTTCTTATCTCTTGCTTCAGCAGGGCTTATTTGGATGGTGAGCACTCTTATCACGGTGGACAAACGCACCGAGGTTATGGACGTTAAAATGGATCATGTGGTTCAAGCTATAAACGCTTTGACAGAAAGGCAGGCTCACCTTGATAAGTCGTGGACAAATACCTTTTCAAATTTCCAAGCCTCCAGAGAGACTCAGTAATGGCAGAGAAAAAGAAAAAACTCGACGCCTGCGCCAAGAAGGTGAAAGCTCGGTACAAGGTGTGGCCCAGCGCATACGCAAGCGGAGCGGTAGCCAAGTGCCGAAAGGTGGGAGCCGCAAACTGGGGCGAATCTTCTAAGAAGCGCAAGCGCCCTGTGAAGAAGAAACTAAAGGATGGCGGCTATATTGCTTATGGCTGCGGCGGAGTTACAGAGGGGCGTCGAAAAGAGACGAATAACTACTGATGGCAAAGAAGGACAACTCACTGCGCAAATGGTTTTCCCAAAATGATGGGAAAGGCTGGGTTGACTGTAAGACAGGCAAACCTTGCGGACGCCAAAAAGGCGAGAAGCGTAAGAGTTACCCGGCGTGTCGTCCAACTATGGCGCAGTGTACGTCAGCTTCGAAGAAAAAGAAATCTTCGAAACGAATCAACTGGAAAGCCGATGGTGGCTTGGTAAGAGTGTTTTGATAACCGGAAAGGGTATGCTATGAAGGATCTAAGTGGTGACGGCAAAGTGACGAAGAAGGATGTCTTGATTGGTCGCGGTGTCATTGAGAAGAAAAACGGCGGGATGCTGAACGGTTATATGGGCGGCGGCATGATTAAAAAAGGCTACAAGTACGGTGGCAAGGTAAAAGGTTACAAGGCTGGTGGCTGTGTAATGGCTGGCCGCGGCGGATCGTTTAAAGGAAGCAGCTAATGGCAACTTCAGGTTCAAGAGACTTCAATCTTGATGTTGGTGAGATCATCGAGGAAGCGTATGAGCGGTGTGGGCTAGAGGTTCGCACTGGATACGACGCTCGTACTGCGCGTCGATCTTTGAACCTGATGTTTGCTGAGTGGGCTAACCGGGGTCTAAACCTGTGGACGGTGAAACAAGCCTATTTCACTGCTACGCAAGGCACAGCGGAGTATACGTTAGAGTCCGGTGTTGTTGACGTACTGGACGTTGTCCTGCGCAGAAACAACACAGACTACGAAATCGAGCGTATCAGCCGTGGGGACTACGCCACGCTGCCGAATAAAACAACGCAGGGTCGGCCAAGTCAGTTTTGGCTAGATCGTCAGATAGATCCGAAATTATATCTTTGGTCTGTCCCTGAGAACTCTACTGACCAGATTCGTTATTACTACGTTCGCCGTATCGAAGACGCTGACGATTTGGTCAACACAACGGACATGCCTTTCCGGTTCTACCCGTGCATGGTTGCTGGGTTGGCATACTACATGGCGGTCAAACGCGCCCCAGATAGAGTTCAGATGTTGAAGACTATCTACGAGGAAGAGTTCCAACGTGCGGCGGACGAAGATCAAGGTCGTACTCCGTTGAAACTGCAACCTAGCTTGAGCTACTTGAGGGTCTGATGTCTTACGCTGCGGGTAAAAATGCTTGGGGGATATCTGATCGGTCTGGTCGCCGTTACCGTCTTCGTGACATGAAGGTGGAATGGACGGGTGCCAAGGTCGGCCCAGACGAATTTGAGACAAAACAACCGCAGTTAAACCCTCCGCAGGCATTTCCTGATCCACAAGCGTTGATGAACCCTAGACCAGAGACTGGTCTTGAGGAGCAAAGGGCGCTACAGTGGGGGTGGAATCCGGTTGGTTTTGCGTACATTCCAGGTATCAGCCCTCCTGATAACTTGGTCGCTCAAGGCTCGGTTGGAACAGTAACGGTGGTGACAACATGAGTTTTACATACGCGGAGCTTAAACAGGCTATCGAAGACTATACGGAAAACAACGAAGCCTCGTTTATCCGCAACATCCCCTTGTTTATCCGTCAGGCTGAAGAGCGGATCCTAAAGAACGTGCAACTGAGCTTGTTCCGTAAGAACGCTACAGCAAATGCGCTTGCGTCGAAGAAGTACTTGCCGTGCCCGTCAGATTTTTTAGCTCCGTTTTCGTTAAGCTACGTTGATCCGGCCACGAACGACAAGGTTTTCGTTGAGTTTAAGGACGTGAGCTTTCTTCAAACGTACACGCCGGACGATACTACAGAGGGTCAGCCGCGGTATTACGCGATCTTCGACATCGGGAACTTCCTGTTGGCTCCCACGCCCGAAGCGGCTTATTTAATGGAGTTGCACTATTACTATCGTCCGCAAAGCATCACTGCGCTTTCGGACACAGGTACGACCTGGCTGAGTGAAAATGCAGAGTTAACTCTGTTGTACGCTTCGTTGATCGAGGCGTATGTTTACATGAAGGGCGATCCAAATCTAATGGGCGTTTACGATAAACGCTTCCAAGAATCGTTGATTGGCCTTAAAATGCTGGGTGAAGCTAAAGAAACTACCGACGAGTATCGTACTGGTAGAGTTATAAGGGCTAAACAATAATGTTTGAGTTTAAGGTAGATGTTGATAAGAATAGCCCCATCGTTGGTGTAAAAACCACCGAGAACCGAGGCTTTACTCCGGAAGAATTAGCGGAGCAATGCGTTGGAAAAGTGATTTCGGTCTCCGATAGTACCCACCCAGGTATTAGGGACCAAGCCCGTGCTTTCTCTAAGCACATCGAAAAGGTTGTTGCATATTATATGCGGCAGGCTATTCGCAGTGACCGCACAACAGTGTATAATACACTTAAAGACGCGGGACATCCCGATCTGGCTGAACTCATAAGGAGACTATAACCATGGCCTTTACTGGAAACTATATGTGTACGTCTTTCAAGGTAGAACTCTTGAAAGGTCAACACGACTTTACTAACGGGAACGATCAATTCAAGATCGCTCTGTACGACAACAATGCGTCGTTTACCGCAGCGACTACCGATTACACAGCTACGGATGAAGTAGCAGCATCGGGTTCGTATTCGGCTGGTGGTGGCACATTGACAAACGTCACGCCGACATCGTCTTCGACCACAGCGTTCACAGACTTTGACGACATCACGTTTACGTCTGCGACGATCACTGCTCGTGGCGCGTTAATCTACAACACGCAAACGGGTGGCGGTTCAAACACTACAGACACTGTTGTTGTCTTGGACTTTGGTTCAGACAAGTCCTCCACATCAGGGGATTTTCAGATCGTATTCCCAACAGCGGACGCATCAAACGCTATCATCCGTATCGCATAAGATAGGATAAGCCGATGGCTGATGTCACTGTTTTTGCAGGAGTAGGTGGGGCTTGGGGACAAGGCACTTGGGGCGAAGACGCCTGGGGTGACTCTGTCCCGATGCCTGCTGCTGCTGGATTTGTAGGTGGCTCCGGTTGGGGTGGCGGCGCTTGGGGACAAGGCGCTTGGGGCGAATCCCAAGTTGTAAACATCGTCTCCATTTATAGGCCCACAGGCGTGGAAGCTACCATGGCTGTAGGGTCCGTATCTATTACAGGTACGTCGCTTGCGCCTACAACAGGTCTTCAGGCTTCTGGTTCCGTTGGACAAGTTACGCTTGTTACTGATCAAGTTTTAAGCGTTACGGGTTTGGGTGCCACAGCATCCGTTGATTCGGTTATAACCACTGGTGGGGCGAATGTCTCGCCCACGGGACTTGAGTCTGCAGCGGAAGTTGGCGCAGTGACCGCGGTTACTGATCAAGTTTTAGATGTTACAGGTCTTCAGGCTTCTGGCTCCGTTGGCTCCGTATCTGTTCTCGAAGGCTCCGGTGTAACGGTGCCCTTTGGGGGATGGAGTCGAGGTTCTTGGGGCGAAGGCTCTTGGGGCGTAAGTCTTGGTATTTCAGCGACAGGTCAAGTCGGGCAGGTCACGCACTCTGGCGGCGCAGTTGTTCCAGCAACAGGACTTGAGGCCACAACAAACGTAGGCTCGGTCACTGTTACAGGGGGCACGGGCATTAATGTGTTGCCCACGGGTGTCGAAAATACTGGTGTAGCTGGGCAGCTTGCCATGATCGGTGATGCGAATGTCTACCCAGACGGCATCGCACCGCAGGGTGCGGTCGGCCAAGTTGAGGCCAAGGGCATCGCACGAATTTTCGTAGGCGGCTTGTCCGCAACAGGGGAAGTAACGCGCCCTGCAGTAGAAGGTGACGCTGTTGTTAGTGTTACTGGAGTAGTGACTAGCGGAGTCGTAGGATCTGTGCTAGTTTGGAGTAACATCGATCCAGACGCCACCGTCGTTTGGACAGAGATAGCAGCTTAGAGGATAACGATATGGCTACTTATACAACAAACGGCGGTATTAAGAAAATCGCCACAGGTGACGAGTCCGGTACATGGGGTACGTCAACCAACACAAACTTCGACATTCTTGACCGTCTTACAAACGGCGTCGGGGAAATCACCCTTTCGGGTACAACACACACTTTAACGACCACAGACGGTACGCTGTCTGACGGGATGTTTAAGGTTTTGGTTTTGGGTGGCTCTCCTTCTGGAACGAACACAATTACGGTTTCGCCTAATGACGCGCAGAAACTTTATTTTGTGAAAAACGGCTCTGGTCAGAGCGCAGTGTTCTCACAGGGTACAGGAGCCAATGTCACTGTAGCGAACGGCGATTCTGCTATTATCTTCTGCGATGGCGCGGGAGCGGGTGCAGCGGTTACCGATATGTCTTCCGACTTCGGTGCGCTAGCGGCTTCAAACAACCTGTCTGACTTGGCGAGTGCGGTTACTGCGCTCACGAACCTTGGTTTGACGGCCACGGCTGCTGAGATCAACTACAACGACATCACGACTTTGGGCACGGTTCAGGCGTCAAAGACTGTGACTGCGGATGCGTTTGGCGATGTTCTTTGGCCTGATACTGAAAAAGCCATCTTCGGTGCTGGCTATGACCTACAGATTTACCACGATTCTGGCACCAACAATTCCTTTATAGACGAGCAGGGTACTGGAAACCTTATTATCCGTGGTACAAATCTTCAGTTAAAAAACAGCTCTGGCGGTGATATGGCAGACTTTACTGCCAGTGGTGCCGCTCAATTATACTACAATAATGCAGTCAAAATCGCCACAACCTCAACAGGCATTGACGTAACAGGCACCGCGCTCACTGACGGCGTTACTGTAGACGGTCCGTTGGACATTGAGGAAGTTCTTGAGCATGTGGAGACGTCTACGAGTACCACAAGTACAATTACTATTGAGGCAACCGACGGTGCAGTTTGGTACTTTACGGCAAACCAAACCGCGAATCGAACCATCAACTTTAGAGGCAACTCAGGACTTAGTTTGAACAGCCTGATGGACAATAATCAAAGCATGACTTTTTCCATAGTCATGAAGCAAGGTTCAACAGCCTACTACCTGAATGCCTATCAAGTGGACGGCTCGACGATCACGCCTGAGTGGTCTGGCGGTTCTGCTCCAACCGAGGGCAACGCCGACAGTCTTGACGTTTACACGTTCACGATCATCAAGACAGCGTCCGCTACGTTCACGGTTCTGGCTTCACAGACGCAGTTTGCGTAAGGAGATACATCAATGCCTATATTAGCAAGTTTTGGTGGTGGTTCTATACGAGGTTTTGCTCCTGGTGGTGGTCCGGAAGAAGCTTTCTTAACATATTCTGTAATTGGCGGGGGTGCTGCTGGCGGCCCGGCTCAGGCATCCTACGGCGGATCGGGCGGTGGTGGTGCGGGAGCATACCGGACGGGATCTGGGACGCCTATACTTGGCACAGTGTACACCGTTTCTGTCGGTGGTGGCGGATCACAAAGCTCTTTTTCTTTTGGGAGTCTAGCTTCTGGTACAGGCGGTGTTGGTGCCAACAGTGGCGGTGCTGTCGGTGGCAATCCACCGGACAGCGGTGTTGGCGGTAGCGGCGGTGGTGGTGGTGGATGGTTCGGTTATACAGGCACGCCTGGAGGTGGTACAGGCGTTATTGGCAATGACGGTGGATCAGCATTTCAATATGGTGGCGGCGGCGGCGGTGGTGCAGGCGGTGACGGTGGCGACTCAGTTTCTAACATAAGGGGCGGTACAGGCGGTGTTGGCGTTACTTGCAGCGTTTCCGGTGAATCAGTTGCTGGCGGTGGCGCTGGCGGCGCGCAAGGAATTACTCAGGGCACGGCAAGTCACGGTGGCGGCTCTGGTAATGGCGTTGCGGGCACGGCAAATACAGGTGGTGGCGGCGGTGGCAACGGCGGCAGTTCGGGCGGTGGTTTAGGTGGATCCGGTGTTGTTTTTATCCAGTCAAATGTTCTAGCGGCGACAACGTCAGGCAGCCCAACAGTAACCTCTGTGGCTGATGGTTTTCTCTACAAGTTTACTGGCTCCGGATCTATTCAATTTTAAGGGGGATCAACGATGGCGCACTTTGCGAAGATAGACGAAAACAACATTGTTGTTGAGGTTATTGTCGTGCATAACGATGTGTTGCTTGACGATAACGGTGTTGAGCAGGAGTCATTAGGAGTTTCGTTTTGTTCTGAACTTCTAGGCGGTAACTGGGTTCAAACAAGTTACAACGGAAATTTCAGAGCTTTGTATGCTATAGCTGGCATGACCTACGACGAATCAAACGATGTTTTTGTTGCTACACCAGAATCGGAAGATTCAGTGGCGGATAATTCATAAGTTAGGCAAGGATCAAGATGCCCCTAACAAAACTTCAGTTTAAACCAGGGATCAACAAGGAAACGACTTCGTATTCTAACGAAGGCGGCTGGTTTGACATGGACAAGGTTAGGTTTCGGTTTGGGTATCCTGAAAAGATTGGCGGCTGGGTCAAGGACTCGCTGAACTCGTTTCTTGGTTCGGCTCGTGCGTTGCACCCTTGGGTGACTCTGGACTTGGATCAGTATTTAGGCGTGGGAACCGCGTTTAAGTACTACATCAACCAAGGTGGTGCGTACTATGACGTGACTCCTATCCGCTCGACTACTGCGGCGGGAGACGTTACGTTTACGGCTGTTAACGGATCGAACGAGATACAGGTCACAGATGCCAGTCACGGCGCGGTGGAGAACGATTTCGTTACGTTCACTGATGCAGTGTCTTTAGGCGGCAACATAACCGCGGCGGTGTTAAACCAAGAGTATCAAGTCAACACGATTGTGGACTCGAACAACTATATCATACTCGCACGAGAAGTCGCTTCGGTAACCGACATAACCATCGACGGGGTGTACACTCCTACAACGATAAACGCCAACGCCTCAGATTCCGGTAACGGCGGTTCTGCAACTGTCGGCACATACCAAATTAACGTGGGCCTAAACACTACCGTTCTTGGTAACGGTTGGGGCGCAGGCACATGGAGCCGAGATGCTTGGGGATCTGCCGCGCAACTTACTGTTGTAACGGATACTTTACGGGTTTGGTCTCACGATAACTTCGGCGAAGACCTGATCATGAATGTTCGAGACGGCGGGATTTACTACTGGGATGCTTCCTTGAGCAACCCTTTGACGCAACCCGCCGTTGAACTAAGCTCGTTAGCTAACGCCAACACCACGCCCACAGTGGCTAAACAAGTTATGGTTTCGGATCAGAACCGTCACATTATTGCGTTTGGTTGTGACGGCCAAGACACACCCGGTGTGCAGGATCCACTGTTGATTCGGTTCTCGGACCAAGAATCTTTGATAACGTGGAACGCTACGGCGACCAACACAGCTGGGGACTTGCGCCTCGGCTCTGGGTCCGAGATTATTACTGCCGTTGAGACTCGTCAGGAAATCTTGGTTTTTACAGACCGTAGCTTGTACACAATGCAGTTCCTTGGGGCTCCGTTTACCTTTGGTTTAAACTCGGTATCTGAGAACATTACAATCCGAGGCCCGTTGGCGGTTACTGCGGTGGAAGACAACGTATTCTGGATGGGTAAGCGGGAGTTCTACGCTTACGGCGGTACAGTTCAGCGGATTGCTTGCACCGTTTTGGACTATGTATTCAACGACTTCAACGAAGCGCAGGCGGAGAAAGTAACGGCTGGCGTGAATAGCTTGTTTGCAGAGGTTTGGTGGTTCTATCCATCTGCCAACAGCGAAGAGAATGACCGCTACGTTGTGTACAACTACCAGCAACAGGTTTGGTACTACGGAAACTTGGACCGCTCGGCTTGGCTGGACCAAGGTGTGCGTGAGTTCCCCTTGGCTACTGGCCCGGGCAATTATCTGTATCGCCACGAGAATGGGTTTGACAACGGAGAAACCGAGCCTGCTGCTCCGATCACCGCGCATGTGGAATCTAGTCAGATGGACATCGGCGACGGAGATGACTTCGCGTTTATCAGCCGGATCATTCCGGATCTGACGTTCCGCAACTCTACGGCAGAAACCCCAGCAGCAACTATCACTCTGAAAGCAAGGAACTTCCCAGGTGGAACGTACCTTCAAGAGTCGGACACCTCGGTCACTAAGACTGCGACAGTCCCTGTCGAGCAGTTTACACAAGACGCCCACGTCCGTTTACGGGGTCGCAGCTTTGCATTCCGGATTGAGTCGGATGCGCCAGGAGTAACGTGGCGATTGGGGTCTCCACGGTTGGATGTTCGTACTGACGGGAGACGCTAATGTCTCGTAACCTAGCCCATCCGTATTTCGCACTTCCTCCAGCGGAGTACGATCAAAGGTACTTTGCGGAACTCGTAAGATCGTTTACAGTATACATAGCACAACAGCAAAACCCAGGCGAAGGCCGTAACACAGGCTTGGTTCTAACCGCGCTGCAGACAGATGACTCCGGACTTGAAACTGGGGCATTGTTTCAGCAGCAGGGATTTGTTAAGATAGTTTTAATCAACACACCTCACGTCCGCGGATCTTCTGGGACAGGCGAGGTCGGTTTAGTTACGGTGGTTACAACATGACAGATACAATCATTACAACTATCGACGGGAAGCAGTGGCGACCTGCGACGAGTTCTGACACAGTACACTGTATTCACTGTGAAAACGCAGTTGATACACCAGAGGAAATCGCAAGCTACCCTGACGGTAACTGCCCTGATTGCTCTAAACCTTGGACAGGTTCCGAGAACCGAAGCACAAGTATCATGGTAACTGCCCCAGAGGCTATTTCGGGAGAAACGTAATGGCTAAAGAATCCGAAGCAAACACTAATAAGAGCGATCTGTTCTCCTCAATTGGTGCCCTTGTTGGCATGGTTGCTGGTGGTCCAGGGGGCGCGGCTATTGGCGGCGGACTTGGTTCGTTGCTGGGAGGCGGAGATGTCGAAAGCGCAGTGCAGTCTGGTATCGGTAGTTTTCTTAGTGCAGGTCTAGGCGGCAAAGCTGGCATGGCGTTGAACGCTTTGAACACGTTTGGCGGCGGCGGTGGCGGTGCTGGTAGTTTCCAGAACCAAGGCGCAAACGTCATGAACCTACTATCTGGTCAGCAAGGCCAGCAGATGGCAGCTAAACAGGCTATGCTTGGTGGGTTCCAAGGCGGACCAACAGGCGCACTTCGTGGTATTATGCAGGCGGCAGGAATAGAAGACGAGCAAGGACGGACAGACCCGATCCTCGGTGCCTTGCTGCAGCAGACTATTTTTGAGCAGCGTCGTCCTCAATTCGATAAACTTATGACTGAGGGCGAATTGTTTAGCCAGAAGACGGGTGAACGAACAAAATATCGTGGAACCGCGGCTCCCGGTACTCCGGTTGTAAGCTACCGTCCTAAGATGATGAATATGGGCGGTTACATCGAAGGCCCTGGAACAGGTAAGAGCGATTCTATCCCAGCTACGATTTATCAAAACGGGGGCCCGGTTCAAGAAGCTCGGCTCTCGGACGGTGAGTTTGTCATGACGGCGGACGCTGTTCGTGGTGCAGGGGGCGGCAACCGCAATGCTGGTGCAGCAAAGATGTACCAGATGATGAATCAGTTTGAGAGGATGGCATAACCATGGCAGAGGAAATCATCCAAAAGCAGCAGACGCTTCTTCCTGATTATCAGGAAAAGTTTCTCAAAGACCTTCTAGCCAACATTTACCAAACCGACGAAGAGTCGGGCACGATCACTGGGATCGCGGCCCAAAGTCCTTTGTACGGCCAGCCTGTCTACCAGATGGAAGATGGGTCTACTACCTTGGACCCAACGCAGGCGACGATGGATCCGGACGGCAACCCAGTTCAGTTCTACGAAACCGAAGACGGCGGTTATACGACTGATGCAAGCCAAGCGATGGTGGACCAGTACGGTACTCCTGTGTTTGCGGTTGAGGGCGGTGTTGCTGCCCCTGATGTGATTGGGTTTACCGATCCTCAGATCGAGGCCATCATGCGCCTTACTGGCGGAACGGATCCTGTAACGGGTGTGCAGTACGAATCCATGATGGGTTCGTATCAGCCTTACATGGACAAGGCAGAAGACACCTTCGGCATGGGTGTTGACGCTGCGTCAGCCAGTATGGGTCGGTATGACCCGCAAGGTCAGATCGTATACGACACCAAGCTGGATGCCGAAGGAAATGCGTACCAAGTTGAGCGCAAAGATGCCGAAGGAAATGTGGTTCGCGAGGGCGGGTACAAAGAGTTCTACGATCCGTTTGTCGAAGATGTAATCGACGCATCGAAAGTAGACATTCGCGAAGCACTGGAAACCGAACGTAACCGTTTGGGTCAAGAAGCTGGAGGTTTAGGTGCCTTTGGTCGGCGTCGTGATGTCTTGGAGGGAACCGCAACGGGTAAGTCCGCAGCGGAAGAAGCCAAGCTCGGGGCGCAGTTGCGTTCTGCCGCCTACACTGGCGCACAGCAACAGGCTCAATCGGCATTTGAGAACCAGCAAAAGCGCGGTCAAACTGCGGGTCAGTTGTTCCAGGGCCTTGGTACTGGGATCGGGGCTCTTGGAGAAGCTGTGCAAGCAGCGGGTTTCAAGGACGTAAACACCCTGTTTAACACAGGTGCTCTTGAGCAAAAACAACTGCAGGCGGAGTACGACGTGCAGCGGGCGGGTCAGTTGGAGGAAGCATACGAACCGTTTGCTCGATTCTCCTACATGCGGGACATCCTTTCTGGTGTACCCTCAAGCGGCACGTCTTTGTCGGCGGCTGCAACTCCACAGGCCAGCTTCTTAGGCGGGGCTTTATCGACGGCGAACACGATCATGGGCGCTCAAGGTGGGTCAAATCCTATCTTGGGCGGCTTGGGGTCGATCATAAAGAATTGAGTGGGTAACGACATGATGCAAGGTGGTATAAACAACGCAGCGTTATTTGGAGCGTCTCAACGTGAGGCCCGCAGTAAGCTGGATCAGATGGCAGGGATTAAGCGCCCGAGCGGTATCTTGGCCTCGTCTCCAGAGTTGATGCAGGCAGCGATGCCTGCTCCTATGCCCGCGGCTCCTGCTGCACCTATGCCCATGGCTCCCCCTCCTGCACCAATGGCTCCTATGGCACAGCCCGCTATGCCTAACATGCCCATGAATACTACGGTCGCGCCCATGGCTCCTCGGCCCTTGAATCCAATGGTGGCGAACGCGGCTCCCGCTGCTGCACCCGCGCAACCTGTTGTTAAACTTAACGTAGGCGGTGAGCCTTTGAAGGGTTACTCAGATATGGGTGCAAGGTTAGCGGAAAAAGCCAAGGCGCAAGTCGCGGCGGGAGGTTCATCTACCGTAGACATTACTGATCCCTCTCTGTTGTTTGTTGCGAAGCTCGACAAGAACACAGACGGAGCGGTTGTAGAGACATTCGGGTCCATAGAACAAGGTGCAGAAGTAGGGAAAGCCAAGGCCGAGTTAATCGGTAAAACCATAAGCTCTACAGACGACCCTGCCGAAATTGCTAATGCAGCCTTAGTGGCCGCGGACGAAGAGCCAACCGATGCAGCCAAGCAGGACTTTGCTGAGAACGTGTTCGGCATGGAAGATGTCAATGACATCGACGAGATCAACCGCCGGATTGCTAACGTAGCTATCGGCTCCTCCGTGGGCAAAGGCCCAGACAAGTTCGCTGAAGCGGTGTTGTTTGGTTTACAGACCTATAAGCAGACGGCAACGGCTCGTGCTGCAGGCGCAGCA